CTGGGAGCCAGACGCAGTTTTGATAGAGAAGAAGGCCAGCGGAGCCAGCCTTATCGCTGACCTCAGAATGGCAGGGGTGCCTGTCTTGGCCTACAGTCCAGATCGTGATAAGGTGGCTCGCGCCCACGCATCGTCGGCACTGCTAGAGGACGGCAGAATTTATTACCCAAAACGCAAATGGGCCGAAGATTTGATCTCAATATGTGCCAGCTTTCCAGCGGCAAAAAATGACGATGTCGTTGACACATGCACCCAAGCGTGGCTAAGACTGAGAAAAGGCTGGTTCTTAGGCCACACTGAAGACCTGACTGAAGATGATGAACCAGAGACGCAAAGGATAACTCTCTATGGCTGATCCAAATGTAATCCCGTTTGCCGAGGGCGCACCCGCAGATGACCTGATGATTGAAGAGCTTCCAGACGGTGACGTGCTAATCGGTGATCCAGAGCTAGACGATATCGATGAGAGCGACAACGGATTTGACGCCAACCTCGCAGAAGAGATCGACGCACGGGAGCTATCGGCCAAGGGCGCGGAGCTTGTCAGCTTTTACGAAAACGATGAAGCCGCTAGAGACGAGTGGAAGACCCGCTACAAGGCTGGCCTCAAGACCCTAGACCCAGACGGTGGGCTAGATGAGGGCGAAGATGAGAGGGCCACCCGTGGCCTGTCCATCGTTGTTCATCCACTGATCGCAGAAGCTGCCACGCAATTTAACGCCAAGGCCATCGCAGAGCTGTACCCGTCAGGTGGCCCAATTAAAACAGTTATTATTGGCCAGCCAGATGAGGAAATCGAAGAGCAGGGCCGCAGGGTCAGAGAATTTATGAATTATCAGATCACGCAGGAGCAAGTCGAGTATTTTCCTGATCTGGATTCCATGCTGTTTCACCTTCCGCTGGTCGGCCAGACGTTCAAAAAGGTTTGGTGGAACCCAAATCTCGACAGGCAGTGCAGCGATTTCGTCAAGGCCGAAGATTTCTGCGTGGCTCCAGAAAGCAAAGACCTCTACACATCCCCCCGCTACACCCACATCATTCGGATGCCGAAAAACGAATATAATCGCTACGTGTCAAACGGATATTATCTCCAGACAACTGATGACGGCAGCGATGACCTTGATCCAGCCGACAGCGTTATTGGCGAAATCGAGGGAGTTGATGAGTACGACACCAGCGATGATATGATCACACTGCTGGAAATGCACGTCTATGATTTGTTTGACGGCATTGATGGCGAGGAAATGGATGAGGACGATCAGGACGATAACGCTGTCGCACTGCCGTACTGCATCACAATCGATTACGACAATCAAAAGATCGTGTCGGTCAGGCGCAATTGGCGCGAAGACGATGAGCTAAAAAAACGCCGCGACTGGTTCGTGTCGTACAAGTTCCTGCCCGGTTTGGGCTTTTATGGCTTCGGCCTGTACCACATGATCGGCGGTCTGGGTAAGGCGGCGACAGGATCGCTTCGCGCTCTGCTCGACAGTGCCGCATTCGCAAATATGCAGGGCGGTTTCAAGCTGCGTGGCCGTGTCACTGGCGGTGATCTGCAAGTATCTCCCGGTGAATTTGTCGATCTCGACAGTACCGTCGATGACGTGACGAAGGCCATCATGCCCCTGCCGTTTAAGGAGCCGTCAAGTTCGCTGTTTAATCTGCTGGGCTTTATGGTCGATGCGGGACAACGCTTTGCGTCCACAGCCGATCTAAACGTGGGTGACGTAAATCCCAACGCGCCAGTGGGCAGCACCGTGGCCCTGATTGAGCAGGGATCAAAGGCATTCAGCGCAATTCACAAGCGCCTGCACTACGCGCAGGGCCAAGAATTTAAAATGTTGGCGGCTCTAAACGCAGAAAATCTGCCAGAAGAGTTTACGTTCTCACGGGCTGGCGCAGCCGAAACAATCTATGCCGCTGACTTTGATGACCGCATTGACATCGTGCCTGTGTCCGATCCCAACATCTTTAGCACTGCCCAGCGCATCGCGCAGGCGCAGGCTGTACTGCAAATGGCGCAGGCCGCACCGCAACTGCATGACATGTATGCGGCATACAAGCGGATGTACGAGGCAATCCGCGTTCAGAACATCGATGAGATATTGAAAAAACCAGAAGAAGCCGTCCAGATGGATTGCATCGATGAAAATATGTCGGTGATGTACGGCAAGCCAATTCGCGCCTTCATTGAGCAAGACCATGAGGCGCACATCGCGGTGCATATGCAGTTTCTGCAAGACCCATCTCTGGCAGGCAACCCCGGCGCTAAGGCCATGCAGCCGATCCTAATTGCCCACATCGCGGAGCATATCGCGCTGCTGTACCGCCTCAGAATGCAGGCAGGCGTGGCAATGGAACTGCCGCCACTGCCCGATTTCAAAGACCCCGACTTCAAGTTTGAGGACGTTGATCCAGAGCAGGATCGCATTATCAGCCAACGGGCCGCAGAAGTGGTCAGGGCCGCACCCCAGATGAAGCAGATCGAAGCCATCAGGAGCGTGGGTCAGCAACAGCAGGAACAGGGCAATCCGCTGCAATACGCGCAGCAATTGGCGAAGTTGGAGACCGAGGCACTGACGGCCAGAACGCAAGCTCAGATCGCTGCTGATCAGGCCAAGGCTCAGTCCAACATCCAGATCAAGCAGGCAGAGGCCAAGCAGGATATGCAGATCGAAATGGCAAAGGCGCAGGCAGACTTGCAGGCCAAGGTCACCAAGCTGGAGGCTGAATTGCAGCTTGAGCGAGAGAAGAACGCCGCGAAAATTCAAATGGAGGCAATGAAGAATGTACCCCCCACAATCCTATAATTTGCCCCCGATAAATCCTGCGGCCTTCGGCGGTCAGCCGACAGAGCAAGCGCAGGATGGTCAGCCCCCGCCTCTCTCCCAAGGCGGGGGTCAGCCACCCATAGACATGAATAAATATTTAATGAATAAAGTGGCAGAGATTCGACAGCGCATGGGCGCTGGTGACATGGGTGCATTGTCGGCCATATCGGACGCCGCACAGGTTCCAGTACAGCAGCCCCAAGCGGGGCCACCCCAGCAGCAAGGAATGGCATAATGGCGGCTCTTGACGAAATTACTGGACTTGATGAGCTTCCATTTTCTGGTGACGTTAATATTCAACCGCAAAGTCTGGGCAACTATTCCACTGACGTTAACTTGAGAAAAACATTTGAGGGCAACGGGGGCAGCGTCACGCCGTCAATGGGCTACAATCTCACAAAAAGTAGGTTTAAGACGCGAGACAGCGAATATATGTCGCCCGATGGTAAGGCGTCCGATGAGACAATTCGCATTGGTTTGGACGGCGACACAACTTTTGGCCCACTAGATTTAAGTGGAAGCGCCACAGTCGGCAGGAAGCAAGGCAGGGGGTCTATTACCAATTTCGCTGGTCAATATAATTTCTCAAATGAAAATACATTTTCAGAATTAGGCGCAGCAATAAGGGGCGGCGCGTTTGACTTTAACGTCAGCAGGCAGAAATCAACGGGCATGGAGCCAGTTTACTCTGGGTCGCTTGGAATAAACATTGGCGATGGTGGCCGTATCAGCTACTCTGATAGCAATATGGGCGAACCGAGAATTGATGCTAGATATCGGATGGAGTTTTAGAGATGTGCGGTGGTGGATATGGAGAAGTTGACAGCAACAAAGATGGCACGGTTGGCGGATTTTTAGATTTTTTTGCCGACATCACAGACGGCGGTGGCAAGGGTCGATCTGGCGCACGTTTTAGCAGCGGCGACACAGGTGGGCTAGACCAGAACCAAGACAATTACATCTCTGAGAAAGAATATATGCGGGGCGAAACGGCATCTAATATCAATGACCAAGAGGGCATCGAAGATGGTCGTGTCGGCGATGCGTACAATAACTCTAGGAACTTTGTCAGCAACTTCTCAAATAAATTTGGCGCACTGCCACGGGGATCGATAATAACAGAGGCGGCGTTGGGGCCACAATATGGGACTGATATCAGGACCAGCGGAGTGCCTAATTTCTTGCAGGGCGGTGGCTTTACGGGCGCTGCTGTCAGGGGCATTGGAGATTTAATCGGGGGCGCTCAAGATATGGTTATGCAGCCGATCCAAAAATTTATGCCCCAAAGTAATGAAGAGATTGATCCAATAGCTGCAAATGCGGCAGCAGTTAACAGCGCCAGTAGCATTTTTAATCGCGGCAGGGGCGACATACCAAACGATGTTCTTAGCGCCGCTATGGCAGCAAGATTAAGGCAAGACCCACAGCTAAGAAAAAGGCCAGCCGCTAATGCTGATGACCCATATTATCAGGATGGGGAGAATGTTAAGACCATAGATGAAGCTGGTGGTGGCGATGTAAAAATCACTTACAAAAACAATCAAGTGAGTATTGTTCCCAGAACAGTATATGAAAATAGATTTAATCTATAAAAACAGGAGAACGACATGAACCCCGACCTTGAACTAATTAAACAGTACGCACAGGCCATACAGGCAACGGGAATGTTGGAAGAAGGCACCGTCAATGGCATTACCGCAATGGTCGAGAAGGCACGGCAGCAATTTAACGCCGCTGATGAGCAGGGCATTCCGCGAGAAACCCTACAGCTTTTGCCCGACGATCAACGCGCAGCAATGCAGGAAGTCCTGATGCAAGTGCAACGGTCTTTTAACGCACAGTCTGAAGGCGAAATGATGAATGAGCGCAATATGCCAACGTCCAACGCACCATTGGGCCGTCCAGACTTCGGCACAGGCACCCCACCAGATATGTCTTTGCCACAGGCAATCCCCACGCAGCGGGAGCCGTCGATGTCGCGAGATGACATGGCGCAGGCAATGGCAAACAATAAGTTGGCTGATGAAATGGCACCAAACTACGCCCTACCAACATCGCCAAGACCACAAATGCGCCCAACAAATCTAGGCACAATGGGCCAGACGCGCCCACAACTACGACCATAAAAGGAGGCCGACATGGCACAGGTAGAAGTCGAAAACATGGAAGACAATGCGGCCCTTTTTATGGCAAAGATGGGCTTCCCACACAATGCAGACGGCCTTGA